TGTAAATCTTTTATTTGGCGTTCAAGCGATGCCCTTACTTTAGTTTCATTTTGCAAAATCTGATCTTGCGCTTCTTTAAAACCGTTTTTAAAGGCATCTGTAGCTTTTAATGGCCCTGCTACAATAGCATTACCTAAAGCCTTTAAACTTATAAGCGTACTTTGGCCAAATGTAAGTTTGCTTTCATCTTTTAAATCTTTTAATTCGTTTTTCAAATTTACTATCTCATCAATAGCCGATTTAACTTCGGCCTCTCTAATTAAAGCCTCTGTATATTGCTCTGATGAGGCCTTTAGGTCTTTATAAAGAGTTGTTTCGGCGCGCATATTGCCGAACCGCTCTTTATCGAGCGTGGCCAATTTATTTAAAATATTTTGACGCTCTTGTAAGGTAATACCTTCCTTTCTATAAAGCTCTACAAGTTGATTTACTTCTTCAACTTGCCCGCCTACGCTCTGCCTTCCTCTCTCAAGCGCATTATTAAATACTTGTTGCGCCTTTGCTGCATCTGTGCTGGCGTTTGTATATGCAAACATCGCCGCACCAAGCGCAACTACTACGCCAACGGCTAAACCTATTACCGTTGTTTTGGTGGCCAAATCCAGCGCCCGGAATGCGGTGATCAAATTGCGGATGCCGGTTGCGCCGCCTGCTAAAGAGCGTGCAAGTTCTGCGTTAAGAAAGCGGGCAAATTTAGCCAACTCGACGGTTGTATTTATGTAGGTAGTTGCAAGTTGCCTACCCAATAATATCCCCGGCCCTAAAGCGATGGCGAATGCACCAAGAGAAAAAATAAGCCTTTGAACTTCCGGTGATGCCTTTGAAAAAGAATCCGCAATGCCTGAAACGAAATCCGCAAACTTGTTCAATTCGCCGGTAATATCAAAGGCAGCATTTAGCGAATCGCCTATTTTGGCGGCCGCTTCTTTTACCGCAACTTGTGCGTTTTGGATTGCGTTTGCAATGCCGCCTGCTACGCGCGGCGCTTTTGCAAGTTCTTCCGTTAAGCGCATCACCAGCTCCTCGGCGCTGATATTCAACTTTCGCAGGCCCTCCGCATCAGCCGTACCAAACGCATTTACGAGCGCCTTGCTAACGGATGGCATATTCTCTTTAAGGATTACCAAGTCCTCATTTAAAATATCGCCTTTAGAAATTATCTGCGAAATTTGCCGGGTTACGCCCTCCAAGTTTTGCGCCGTACCGCCCGCCGCTGCTACGCCGTTTGCAAATTGTGCGATGGTTTCGCGGGCTTGTTCAGCGGATAGCCCAACCGATTGCAGGCGGAGGCTGCCTTGTACCGCCTGTTCGAAGTCAATGCCAGGCGCTTTGGCTACTTCGCGTAATTTCTCAAGTTCTTCTCTGGCTTGTTGAATACTATATCCGGCATCCGTCATGGTGGCCTCCAGCCCCAAGCGTAAGCGCTCAAATTCCCCGGCCGCTACAATAGCGGCGCCTCCAAGCCCAACAAGCGGCGCGGTCAAAGCAAGGGATAAACTGTTACCAATATCGGATAGCCTGTCTGAAGCGGACTGCAAACTACGTTCGACGTTTTTTACCTCGCGGTTGAACTCGCGGGTTGAAAGTCGAAGGACTACATTTAAATCAGTTAGTGCCATTCTCTATTTGCAGTTTTTGAAGAGCCAAATCCATCGCATCTAATAGCGGTTTTGCCGCTTCCAAATCCACTTCTTTGATTTCTATTTTTTTATCCCACGGCAACGGCCAAAATTTCTTTATGTTTGGCGTCGGTTTTACGCGGCCGGAATGCGCTGCAAAGTAGGCTATCGCGCGCGCAAATTCGGCAAACGTTTTTTCCTCAGACTTCTTTGCTGTGATTCGGGCATGCAGGTAGGCAGGCGTTGTGCGCCAAAACTCCGCTTCACTCATGCCCGCGTATGCGGCGGCGGCCATTAATCTTTGCCAGTAGCCGCCGCCGCTTTCTTCTTTTTTTCTCCTTCGCCCTCCCCGGCTTCGTCGTGCGGGATGGCAAATGCGTCGTTAAGCAAGCGTGCAAATTTCTCAGTTACATCAGGCTCGGTCGCTATCCAAGTCGCTACATCGCGCGGCCTAAAGTCAACCGTACCGCCTTTTTCGCGAATTGGAACGGACAACGCCGTGTATAGCAGGTCAACAACCTTTACAAGGCTTGCACCGGCCGTAATGTCGTTTATGTCAGCGTGGAGCGCCCGGCCGGTTGTGACCTCATAATCGTATGCGATCCCCATATCCAGCCAAATTTGGCGCTCTTTGCCTCCGATCTTAATTGTAGCCATGTGTTTTGTTTGTTTCGTTTATTGCGTTTAGGACGTGGTAAACTCGTTGAGCGCTCCAGATCCCTGAATCGAGAATGAAAACGTTGAATCTTCGTTGTCCGGGGTGTCGCCAGATAAGGAAGTAATAAAGCCGGTGCCGCTGTAGCCCTTGTCGCCAGCAACGGTGGACTGCCAGGCTACTGACAGCGATGATCCGTTTTTCCAAGCGGTGTACAGCGCGCTAAATCCTTTTGTAGCGTCGAATGCCAATTTTGCCTCGCCTCCGAGCGTCCAAGAGGTACGGCCTGCAAGAAAAGCGGCGGCGTTGCCAACGGTGTCTTTGCAGGTGCTTTCGCGCGGCTCCATCGTCATCTCGATGGTGCTGTTTGTTTGGCAGGTCACGGCCGTGCTGTCCACGAATATTTTAATGATGCGGCCGTTAACGGTTCCAGTAGTGGGCATGATAAATAATTTTTAGGTTTGAGAATCGGCCGGTGTCGGCTTTTCGTTTTGCCCGTTTCGTTTTTTTTATCTTTAGTTTTGTTTTGCTTTCAACTTGTCCGGATTGATCGGATGCGTGCATTCGCCGTATAGTTCGGCGTTTTGCAATTTGCAAGCCGTATCCTGTGGCACCCATACGGCCGTTCCGGATTCCATCATTTCCTGCGCGTTATTGAACTCCGCGACGGCTCCAGCCGGTATGCCTTTGTATTCTTTAAGTAGTTTTAACCTCATTGCTGCAATGTTTTTATCCTTTCAATTAGGCGTCTTTGAATTATTACAAGCGCTCTCGGTCGCGCTGATATTACGCCCTTTCTTATAAAATTAGCGCCTTTGATGCCTCCCTGTTTTGCATATCGCTGTTTTTTCAAAGCCCTCCTATATGCGCCTCTGGATTTTCTTTTTGTAATTAAATTAAATTCTTTTGGCCTTCTTCCTACTGCGGGTGCTCCTCTGTCTATTATTTTAGCATACCAGCCATCCGTTCGGGTTCCAGAAAATGTGCCTCCTGTTCCGCCCGTTACCTTTGGCCCGATTATTACGGCTGAAGTATTTTGTAATTTCAAGTCCTGAATAGAGCGTTTTAAGTTACCCGGATAGTACGTTGCAAATCTTCTTTTAGATTTGTATCGGTAGTGCTTTTTTTTGCTTATTGGTACTCGCTTTTGAATTTCTCTTACATAGATTTCTCCAGCCGGCCTAAGTATCTTTTTGGAATCTTTGGCGATGTTTTTAGAAATACCTTTTAGTTGGCCCACTAAAGTAGATATTTCCCTGTTTAGATCACTAACTTTTATGCCGCGACCTTTTCTCGGCCTTTTATCCCTATATACCATGCTTTCAAAGATATTATTTCCGAAGCATTGTTACAAATTTGGTAAATCGCTTTCGGCCTTCGTGTTCAATGTTTTCAATATCGTAAATGTCGCCTTCATAAATAATCCGGTCTTTGGCGTCGTAATCCGTGGTGTATCGAACGGTGAAAAAAACCGGTCGGTATTCTTTTACCGTTGCCTCTTTATACGTTTCGTTTTGTCCGGTTGTGCTATATTCTACCTTTGTCCATAAAGTCGCAGCCGTTGCCCACGTCTTTACAAGTTCGCCGTATGCGTTTGGCGCTTCCGTTGCCGTCTGGATTTCGATGCGCTCATCCAGGCTCCCGATCTTCGTTTTTTTCGCGCTAAGGTTCTCCATCAATTAAGTACCTTTTCGCAAAATAGCGCGTTGTGATAAGATCGGATGCGCGGATCGTTGCTGCCGGATATTGGTATGTCCTCTCGGTTTTCATACCAAAAGGCCAAAAGTAGTTTCATCCCGATTTTAAACGTTTCCGGCACGGCGGCCGCATTTGCAAATCCGGATGCGTATTCGACCGTCACGGCGTTTGGATATTCGCCGGTTGTTGGCCAGTTTTTGCCCGGATTTACTACAATGCGTGAAGGTCGGCTAATTATGTCGGCTGTATAATCCGATGCGGACAGCGTTTGCAGGTCGCCATTGGTATCCGTGTATTTTACGCTCGTTACGCTTGTGGGCTGAAAGTAAAGCTGTAGTATGCCATTTGCCGGGAAATAATCATGGTATTCCTTTACGGTCTGGGTGATTAACAGCCGACCCGTATATTTTTCCGTATGCACGCGCGCCGCCTTAATGAGCGCGGTGATCAGCGCGTCATCAGCGGAGGTGCTAACCTTTAGCCATTCTTTGGCTTCGGATAGCGTAATCGGCTCGGTTGCGGGTTCAACGGTTATCTGCCACGTCATTTTTTCCTGCGTTCGTATTTTTTGGTTGAGGATTCCGGCGTCTCATACGGGCTAAACTCCGGCTCCGTCAATATTAGTACAACTTTAAGGCCCTCAAGTTTTTTCGCGGCTTCTATGGATACGGCCGCAACTTCGCCGAAATTGTAGCCGTATCCATATTGAACGCCGCTCCTTATAAACCTAACTGTCACCATTACGACGGGTACAGTTCGTCACATTTGCAGAATGATTCGACGTGGCGAACGCCGTGGTCAAACCAAGCGTTGATGATGATTTCAACCGTGGCTTCTTTGCCCTTCGTGTAAGGGTTAATAAGCAGGTCAACACCGCCCCATTGTGCGATAATCAGTTCGCTCCAGTTGCCGAATACACCGCCGTGAAGCACGCTGTTGTAAGCGCCTTTGGTAAGGTTCTTTGGCAGCAGGTTGTTGGCCATTGCACGGTATCCGTTAACCAGCGCGCCGCTGTTAGGCCCTTCCCAAATGAAGCCGTTGCCAGCATCATCGCGCTTCGTGGTTTTCAGTTTGCCCGCAACTTGTGGCGTAAACAGGTATCCAAGCGTGCCCATGTCGGCATTGTCGGCCGCTACCTCAGTTTCAAAGGCAACGGTAAGCGCCCAGGTCAAATTACCGCCGTTCACGCCGATGGTAATGTCGTTCACGTTGGCCAAATTGAAGATACCGGTGTTATCCGAGTTCGTGAAGCACTCCTCTTCCAGTTTGCGGAAAAGCGCTTCGTTCAGCCGGTTGCGCACAAAGTTTTCCATCGCAATACTGGATTGCAGGATCACTTGCTTTGATACGTCCGTAAAGGCCGTGTAGCGCACCGGTGCCAGTTGCAGACGGTCAAAGGTCGGGTCTGTTTCATCAGCGGCCGCTACCTCGGTTTTGCGGCCAACGGTCGCGGCGGCATTATTGCGCGGAAAGTCAATGTTTCCGGTTTGGCCGGGAAGGTAGGTTGCACCCATCTCCAGCACAGAGAGCCGAGGATCAAGGAACGGGATCAGTTCGCCGATTTCGGTTTGTACCGTGAATCCGCCGGCCGTTGTGGTGCCTGCAAGCATATCGCGCTTTTCCATCTTCCGCTGCTGGGATACCATCCAAGCGGGCAGTGTGATGTTGCCGGTGCCGTACTTGTCAATGCCGTTGTTGCGGGCTTCGCGTTTGCCTTCCTGATCAATCTCGGCGCAAAAGCCGGACAGGCTTTCATGGCGCATGATTTGGCGCGCGGCGTCAAACATGGAGAACATTTTGGCGGCCTTCTCTTCGTTGTCGCCCCGGTTCTCTTGTTTGAGGTAATTGACCGTAATCGGGTTGCTGGCTGTGGTAGTTGCCGAGCGTTGTTCTTGTCCGGATTTGTAGGTGCTGGTGGCCATTTCCAGTTGTTCAAATTCGGCAAAGCGCTTCTCAGCGGATTGCGCGTCTGCAAGTGATTTTTTGGCGTTATCAAGGGCGGATTGTTCAGCATCGCCCCATACGCCAGTTTCGGCCTTCGCCCGCAATTCAGCAATTTTTGCTGCTGCTTCGGCGGCTGCCTGCTGTGCCTCTACTTTGTTTTTCATAGCGTGGTAAAAATTTTATTGGTATGAGGCGAGGATGCAATCGATCTCCGCCAGTTTAGCCTGTTTGTTGAATAGGTTTTTTTCGTATGTTTCTTTTGATCTCTTTGCGGCGGTTGTATCCGGGTTGGCCGGGAATGTTACCGGCGATGCATCGAAAACTTGATACACGCGCTTAATCACGCGGTGATCTTTGCCGTTTTTGCGCGTCCATTCATCCGGCATTTCATCCTTTTCGTACTTCAGCATGAAGCCCCATGAACTTTGCGAAATATCCCCGCGCTCAAGTGCTACGCGCACGTTTTGGCCGTTTGGACTATCGGGCAGTTCGGCTTCGTAATAAAGTCCGGTATCATCCACCATAACTTTTGCGGTGCCTGCTTTGGTTCGGCCCAAAATGATGTTTGGATCGTGGTTTAGCAAAATCCGCACGTCGGATAGGTCTGCGTTGTTTAGCGCTTCGCGGCTGATCTCTTCTGTAAACCAGCCCATATCGTATTGAACGCCGAATTTAAGGCCGTAGCCCCGTACAACGGTTTTGCCGTCGTCTTTGGTGCGGATTTCAAAATCTGAAACGGTATATCTACGCTCTACACTCATACTTCAATGGTTTGAGGCGTTGCCGCCGGTTGTTCTTCGATGTCGTCATCCGGTTCTTCTACGTCCGGCGTATCCGGCTCATCCGGATCTTCCATTTCCGGCGCTTCTGCCTTTTCTACCTTTGCCTCCAACAACTCCGCCAGCATGGATACCGGTGCCATATTTTGTTGGATGTACCTGTCGTTACCATCGGGTTGA